CAAAGCTGTGATCATCCTCGACCTCAAGATCGTATACGGTACCGCAGTATGGTTCATCGGTAATGGACTTGATTTTTGCATATCGTCTTGTTACAATTGTACCATGAGCAGACAAGACACTTATCGGATGCGAGCTGAGGCCCGCATAGAACGAAGCTGGCCGGGTGGAGTCGATGGAATGATCTCCGATTACACTTCCAAGAAGTGCAGCCTCGCTGACATCACCAACAAGACTGGCGTTGCATTCAGGGCTCTGCGTAGAATCATGACCAGTCATAGCGTCGCCATGAGAGGCAGGTCCGAGGCTCAGCAGCTTGACCATAATCTTCATCCTGAACGCGCTGCTAAGACTGCCGCCGCATTGCGGATCACAACATCTGCCCGGCGTCCCGAGGTGAGGGCCAAGATGTCCGCTGCAAAGAAGAAGCGATTCGCAGAACATCCTGAAGATCACCCCAATGCCAAGGTGAAGCCGAGCAAGTGCGAAGCTGCGTTTATTCTGCTTTGCAAAAAGGCCAAGCTCCCACATAAACATTCCGTCGATGCTGCTGGGTATTGGCTCGACATCCTCTTGCCCACTCTCAATATTGGCGTCGAGATTCAGCGGTCCGAAGCACCTTGCATCGTTAGGCATAGGGCTATCATCGCTGAGCTTAGACTCAAGAATATTATCTACATCCCAAATACCTGGTTTTTCAGAGCCCCTAAGCTGGACAGAATCAATAATCTCATCGCCAGCCTGAAGGCCGGACGCTTGGACCCATCCTCGCTTGGTGCTTATGTAATGCTCACCTGTAGCCCTAAAGGTCCGGGTATGGTCGTCAAATACGATGGCTTTCAATTTGTCAGACGTTTCTCTTCGGAAAACATGGATAACTCGCCGACAGCGACCGCGATGGGTCCAGACGCAATCACCTATAACGATCTCATCGATCGGCTTGCGACCTGAATCAGTATCGACCATTGTGCCGGGCGGCAGGCAGTAGCCGTTTGGCGGGGTCAGGGTGTTCCACCGCGGATCTTCTTTGGGCAGTGTAATGCCCTCAAGGGCAAGGTGCTCGGGCCGCACGCGATCGTCGCCGGCAGTCGAGTACTCATAGCCCCATAGAATCGACTGTATCGCCGGATCCTCGTTAGCCTGCCATCGGCCCGCAGCGTAGGCCGTGGCTGTCTGCGTTCTGATCAGCGTGTCCAGCAGATACGGATTGCGGGGCACCACGCCAGCGGTGTTGAACGCCCGGCCGATCAGCTTGGCCCCCTCCGGGATAGGCAGGTCTTTCTCGATCGATATGGCGACGGCACGGGCTATCTTGCTCTCAAGCTGCTGGCCAACGCCCCGGGCGATCGTCGACGCCTCGGCGCCGTACAGCTCTGCAATATCGGCCGCCTGCTCGGGACTGAGGGCCGCACGCTCTTTTACGAATTCAAGGGCCTCGCCACGCAAGCCCGCCGACCTGAAAGCATAGGACAGGCCGCGTGCCCGTATGATATGGGGGGCCGCACGTTCAAGGCCCATGATACGACCCTGGGCGAACCCGTCGAGCATGGCCTCGGTAAAAGGCCCACTGTACTCGAGGGCTAGCTGGCCGATCCGGGCGGTGGGGTCAATGCCGTCCAGCCAGAGGCGGTTAGCCTCGGCCATCAGCACGCGGGTGATCTTGAACGAGTCGCGGAGGGCCCGGCCCAGAATCTTGTCTTGTCTGGCGACGATGGCCCGCGCGTCGAGTTGTTTGCGAGTGAGGGCCATTATTCAAGCGTAAGCCCCCGGCCCATTCGACGCGACGCGATGGCGCCGTATATCCCATGCACTATGCCCATGGCCGACGGCGATAGTCCGGACTGGTCGGCCCGGGCGGCCGCGTCGTCGGCCGCCTTGCCAATATCAGCCAGGTCGCTTTTCGGCAGACCAGCAACATCGAGCAGATTGTCCAGGTCGAGCACGGTCAGGAACAGGTCGAGGTTCTGCGGATTGCTGAGTATGGTGGTCAGCAGCTTGCGGAAGAATACCTGCTCGTCAGACCCCAGCTCCTCGGGCACGACGAACACCGAACCGGCGGCGTCCTCGCCGTGGTTATAGACCAGCAGCGGGTCGATGATCTGCTGATTGATCACAGCGACGATCTCGAGCAAGACCAGATACGAGATAGTCAGGCTCAGCCCCGCGTGCGTCTCGGATTCAGCCAGCGTGCCATGCTGGCCCTCGGTCGCGGTACGCTCAGGCACAAGCCAGCCTCGCATCATGAGCGATTCCATGTGGCGCATCATCTCGGTAATCTCATTACCATGCTGGCCGGCGGTCTCAAGGAAGTCGATCTTCCACGCCCTGAGCTGGCTGATATCAACGCCGCTGCGTGCGAGGTCTTGGGCGTATTGGGCGAGGGTGTCGGGCATGTAAACGCCGTTGCCGAGCCCAAGGTTCTGGAGCATCTGCTTGGCCAGATCAGCATTGTCGGTCTCTACGCCGCTGGCGTTGAATGACTTGCCCTCGGGGTACTCGATCATCGGGATAACGCCCGCGGCCTTGCTTACATACTGGCCAGACTTTTTGAGCAAGTCCTCATATTGCGACCACTCTTGTCTGCAGTTCTCGTTCCGCGATCGACCGTACAGATCGCCCGCCTCGCCGTCGTAGGTGTAAATGACCGACTTGTCGGGATTGAGCTCAACGCTCTCCTGCTTGAAGCCCTGAAAGTCACCCGTGTCCTTGTCGACCAGGATCTTCGTAATGTCGACCAGCAGGGCTTTCAGTTTTTCATAAGTGACAAGACCCGACTTGTCGATCACAAAAACCTTCTCGAAACCGGCATAGCCGTAGTCAAGGGCCCTGAGCATATCCTTGATGAGCTGTGACCATAGCGGCTTGAGTGCTTCGTGTATTTCAGCCTTCCACTCGTCGGGCGTGTCCTCGGTCCCCTGAACACCCCACTTGGCAGCCCTGACCGGAGCGCCAGCGGCCGCCCGGGCAAGGGCGATGGTCGGATTCGATCGCATGCGGCGATAGATTTTGTAAGTGCCCGGCCATATCTTGGCGCCGGGCAGGAATATCGCCATCGAGCCGGCTTTGCTCTGGGCCTTTGTTTTCTCGCCCTCGGGCGCCGTGGTCTTGTTATCTTCGGCCATGATTAAAATCTCCGGTACTACGATCCAAAGCCAATGCGGCCAGCAGCCGTGGCCTGTGATTTAACGCGAGCGGGCCGTAGGTAGTTGACGCGGTAGCCCTCGGCGTCGCTCGCGTGGCTCAGGTCCAACGCCTGCTTGTCCAGTGATCCGCGTTCATTTGTTTTGACTTTCTTCATGTCGTTAATCAATCTAACACATCGGGGGTGGCATTGCCAATGGACTTTGCCGCGCAGGTCCATCATAGCCACGTTCATTGCGTTGATGCGATCGATCTGCGGCGGGTTGGCCCTCGGGACGCGGACCCGATATTTAATGCCCATGTCCTGCATGCCCTGCTGCAATATCTGCCAGCACGATTCGCCGGTGCCCGCCCACTTGGATTCGCCGGACGCGTCGCCGAAAATGTGCAGCTCAGGCCACTGCCAGCCGCCCAGCTTATCCTCAATCATAACCCGGAACGCCTGGATCGATTGCCGCAGGTCCATGCGGGGTGCGTGTATCTCGTGGACGACCGTGAACATGTCATTGGCCTCATCGTACTGGCCGATCTCAAGGTGCATGCCCGGATTGATATTGAAATCGACCATAAGGTGCAGGGGCAGGTGCTTGCGGAGGCAGAGGGTCGAGTTCTCGTTGCGTTCCTTGGTGAACGTGGCATATGCCCGCTTGCCCTTGAGGTCGACGGCCTCGCCGTCGAGGTACTGTTTCGCCAGCTCGGGGGTCAGTGAGTCGCGCTGCCTTTTCTCGTACTCAAGGGCCAGCGGATTCTCGGACGTTTTGATCGTGTAAAGGGCATGGCCGGCCTTGCCGCTATTGAACTCTTCGTAAAGCCGCGTCGCATCGCCCTCGTGGGTGAACGTGTAGATGAGTTGAATGAGCCGGGCGTCAGGATGCCGCACACGCGACTGGAATTGGAGATACGCGTCCTTGTGGGGCTCCAGCCAGTTCTGAGGCCAGCGTGTCGCCTCATCGCCCCAGCCAGCCCCTACCTGCCAGCCTGCAATGCGGTCGGGCCGCTCGGCTGATTTGAGCAGGATCTCCGACGGGTTCTTGCGTGTGCCGAGGTCGGGGAATTCGAGCACCTGGCGTTTCGACTTAAACACGCAACGCAGATTCGCATACTCGCAGGCGGTCTGGATCGCCGGGACATCGTAGGCCAGCACACCGCTGTAGGTGGGGGCCATCACGGCGCTCGGCACATAGGTCGCACGCCCTTGATCGTCGAAAGCGTTGTGTATGTGGAGGGTCACTAATTTGGATGCGCCGATAAACGTTTTGCCGCTCATCCAGCCCCCGGCTGCTGCGACGTTGGTGTTCGTCCAATCGGCCGCAAAGTCAGCCTGGCCCCCTGGGTTGGGCTGCATGTCCATCAGGTCGGCTGTGGGGTCGATCATGATCTCAGGCATCGTCGTCGGGCTCCACATCGGGCAACGGTGGCTCGCCAGGCCCCCTGAGCGGAGTGCGAACGCTTCGCACCTCCTCGTCGCTCGGATTCAGGACGCCAATCGTGTTCAGGGCGAGCACCTGATCAAGCCCAAACTTGCGGAGGGCCAGCAGCGTCTTTGAGGCCATCACACGATTGCGGGGGGCCATCTTCGGATCGTTCATAATACTGAGCAACATAGCGGGCGTTTCACGCAGCTCTTTTTCGGGAATCTCATAGCCCAATCTGCACGCCTGGGTGATCTGCCGCATCTCCGATCTGCTCATGTGCCGCTGCTCGTCGCCATTTGTATTAAGATCCCCCCTTACGCGAGGAGTTGTTTCGTTTTCATTCTGTGAGGTAGTGGGTTCCGGGCAGTCAAAGACGCGTTTGACATTTTCAGGCGTTTGTGGTACGTTCCCTGACCCTTTTTCGTCGGGGGTGGACACGTGGTCTGTGGAACAACGTGTCTCAGACGTTCGAGCATTATCTTTACTTTTGTCTTTCTTGCCGCTCATCTGTGGAATTATACGATGCTGTTATGGGGTGGTGCAAGTGCTATGTGATTAGCGTCTGCCCTTGACCTTGTTAATTATGTGCCGTGGGTGAACCATTGCACGTAAATAATCGCCGTTCAGATCGCTGATTCCAACCTTCCATCTGCCGATTGAATCAGGCTTAGTCGATCCTATAAAGCCACGCCTGCCATGGTATTCGTGGCCTGGAAGATTTATCTCGATACTATCAAGATATTGCCACTCATCTTTCGGCAATGGCCTGCTGACGACTTCGATAGGCGGCACATCCCTGAGCATGGACTCTCTTGCACTCAGCTCATTCCACACAATTGAAGTGGCGATAGAGCTAGAAATGATCGCTGCGATTACTATGCACACTACTCGTCGATTATTCATCGTTAAACTCCTTACGTTTCAACCGCTATGCAATACACCCAGCCAGCCAAGGCCCCAGGGCATGGTCACATCGGTCAGCGAATAGGGCTCATGGCTGGCCTGATTATTATTCCGAATACCTCGCCCAAACACCCGCATCGGGATTGGCCAGCAGATACACGACATCCTCGACGGTCCTGACGACGGCGACCAACGCCCCTTGATCTCGCATCTTGGCGTGGCAGTGGCTTTGGATCTTGGACACTCGGCCTATCTCGGTCTTGACCTCAAAGAACACCACCCTGCCTTGAATGAGGCACATGATATCCGGCAGTCCGGCCTGTTGAAACTGACCGCCATGCAGCTTCACCGGATAGGCTTTGACGCCCTTGAGATAGTTCATGATAGCCTTGGTTATGTTTCGCTCACTGGTCATCGATGTTCATCCTTTCGTTTTTGATTTCGCATCAGCTTTGCGTGTGAACGAGTCTCTAGTTTGGTTTCAACATTGGCCATCCACAACGCCAGGCTGTTCTCGCCCATGCCTCTCAGGATCATCAGGAGTAGAACGGCACAATCCCCAGCCTCCATTTTGGCCTCGCGTTCGTCGCCATTCATCAACGCCTCGCCAAGCTCGCCGACTTCCTCGAGCAGCTTGCGGTACGTTGCAGGCACGTCAACACCCTCGCCATATTCTTTCACGTGCCAATCCCAAAGCTGTTGTTCTGTGAGCGTCATAATCTAATCCTCATAATCAAGCCCAAGGTCAAAATCATCGCCCTCATTGAGCGATGCGCAATCAGGACAGACGCCTGTCTGACTTTCGATGCCGCACACTCCGCAGAACCCGGCCTCGGCGGCATGTATGGGGCAACGGTGGATTCCGTCACCGCACCTTATTGCCGACCCGCAACCGGGATCATCGGAGCATTTTTTAATCTGCTGGTCCATCGTCCTGCTGTTCCTGTTCCTGTTCCTGCTCGTTGCTGTCGTCCTGTTCCTCCGGCTTGGCCAGTCCGCACTCTTTGCATTCAAGCAATGCGACGCTGTTGTATGTGCCGCACTCGCAAGGCCATGGAGGCTTGTCATTCTTGTCTGATTCGCAGTTAGGACAAATATTTACTTGTTCTGGATTGATCGATCCACACCCACATAACCACTCGATTTTATCCTCACCCTCCGGCGGCTCATAATCACCCGCCTGGTCGATGGTGATAGGACTGTGGGCCCTGCAGACCAGAGCAAAGGCCGGCAGGGTCTCATCGCCCGGCTCGGTCACGAACGGCGCGTTGACAGTCCAGAACACATGTGCTTTTTGTCCGCACACGCTGCACGGATGATCGCCGTCGACGGTCCTGATCTCAAGGCGCTGGACCGGCTGATCGCCCAGCCTGATGCCATAGAACTGCATCACATTGGCGCCCGGGCAGTCGGACAGGATTGTTATTTTTTTCTTTCTCTTAGCCATCGTATTGCTCCTATCTTTGGTGAGTGAGTTTTTTTATATAGGTGCGGAATCAATCAGCACCCTTGCGGCATGTGTGTGAATAAGGACGTCGTGGACAGCGCAATACATGCAGGGGCATACGCCTACGCTCGGGTCGCATTGGCATAGGTCCTTGCGATGTACTATCTCGCCTTTTATCATCGAGCCATTGGCTGCAAGAGCAGTTGTGATCTCGTCAAGTGATGGTATCTTTGCGACAATTTTTTGAAATCTTTCGATATCATAAACCGCACCTGTAAGGACAAGAATATCATCCTCACACATATCGCTGTCGTTGGGCTCTAGGCTTGACAGTTCTTTCAATCGTTTGATATCGCATTCCATCGGTCAATACTCCAAGGGCATGGGGTTTAAAATCATTCATCGACGGGCTTGAATTCCAGCCCGATGATCTTCATGAAATGACCGATCACATCGCCGGTCGTGTCTTTGCGTCCGTACAGATAAGTGCGTGCAGTCGTCTCATGCACGATGGTCTGCTGTTTCGACAGCCAGTGTCTGGTTCGGCCTATCTCGACCAGACGGGCCTTGATGGCCTCCCGCGGGTCAATGTCCTGTTTTCGCCGTCGTCGTCTCTTTTTAGCCATTGTCATAACTCCATAATTCGTCGTCTAAATCATCTCAAATCTACGGCCGAGCTGGTCGCCGGGTCGCATAGAACCAGCGACTCTTTAGCCCGGGTCATACCGACGTAGATCAGCCTGATCACGCCGTCCCTGTGGGGCCCGGGCTGATTCCATTCCGACCAGCCTGACGGCGACAGGTCGGGGAATAGAAAAGTGCTGTCGGCCTGTCCACCCTTGAACGAGTGTATTGTGCCGACATAGCACTGGGGACTTTGGACAAGGGCGCCAGGTCCACGGCTGGTCAAGATTTTTGATAAGTAGCCTATAGAACCTATTCTAGCCTTTAGCAGCCTGTCTGTCCACCATCTAATTATCGATCCGATAAGAATTTTTTTACGCTCAGGATCAAACAACTCCGGATCCCGCGACTCAAAAGCTCGCATCAGCGGGCCCAATGATTCAGTTTCGAACCAGTCGTCCAAAGCTGCATTGGTCACCAGATCATGGGGCCACACAGCCGCAGCGTCTCTTATGCCCGCCTTGGCCTTGCGCTTGATAGTCCTGCTGACCCGCAGGATGCTCGCCCAATTGTCGAGCTCCTGATACGTCCATCGTCGGGCGTCCTGTCCATAGGTCTCACAATCGGGGCGTAAGAAGTCGAGCAGTCGTTCGGCCATCGATACGCCCCTGCCGGAACGTCGCAGCGGGTTCCATGCCCCCTGTTTCGTCCGCCACGGGTTGCTGAACGGAACGCCGTATTTCCTCAACGTCGCGACGATGGGGCTGAGCATATACGAACAGGACGTCTGGAACATGACGCTCTTGCCCTGTTCCAGCAGGCCGATAGCATCGCGTACCGCCGGCTCGGGGTTCTTCCACGTAGCTCTCGATCGAACGACAGAGCCCTCGGCGGGCCGGGGCTTGTACGATATGTCAGTCCAGTCGCTAAGGCCCCGCACCCACTTCATGGCCGTCGCATGGACGGCCCGGGGTATCCGCCAGCTTTGGGACAGGGTCATTTTGTGATCGTCCGGAACGCTCGGATCCAAAAACAGATCGGGATGGGCCCCACGCCAGCAATAGAGGGCCTGCCACGGGTCGCCGGTCATGATCAGGGCGTCCGACGCATTGCCCCACGCCCTAAGCAGTGCGTACTCCATGGCGCTGTGATCTTGCGCCTCGTCGGCTATGATGACGCCCGGCCTGCCAGGGGGCTGGTTAGGATAGTCGCGGAGGGCAATGTCGATCATGTCAGAAAAGTCGACGAGGTGATTCAGATTTTTCCACTCAGTCCAGTTCGATTCAAAGCCCTTGATCCTCGTAGGCCATGCCTTGCGGGGGGTCATGCGTGCCCTGAGCAGATTCAGATCGGCCAGCAGATCATCGCCCGGAGCCTGGCCTGGCCGCTGATCCCACCCGGCCTCATCGACGTCGGCCTTGGCGGCCACTGACATACGCCACTGGGCTTTGAACGTATTCCAGTCGTCGAGATGGGCCTCGGCGACGTCTGGCGATCCGATCGTCCGGTATGCCATGGAATGGAGTGTCCCGATAGCATCGCGCCGGAGCGGTGTCTTACGCCCTGCGACCTCGGAGGCGGCACTACGGGTTAGTGAGCAGACCATAACGGGATTGGTGCAAGGGCCCGACTTGGCGACAATCTTGGCAATCTGGTTGGTTAGAAACGTCGTTTTGCCGGTCCCGGGTGGCCCCCAGGCTAAATATGTGCCTTGGTAGTCTTGCATTACTGGCCTGCCTCAGATCCGACAATGGACAATCGCCCGTGCGTGGATTCAAGGGAATTTATGGCCTGCCTAATATTTTCCAACAGCCCGGCGGGTAGAACGCCGACTATCTGTTTCATCTTGCGATCTAGCGAGTATTTATGGACCGGATTGCCAAGCTCGTCAACAAGATCATATGCTTTCAATGCGGATAAAATCATGTCATATGAGTCCATCTTGTTTTTGATCGCCTTGTTTTCAGCCCGGACAGTATCGATCTGATCTTCTACCGTCTTTCGAATAGACTGGCTTACCAGCCATCCGAGCTCTTTATTCTCCTGCTTGACCTTAAGCCACTCTTGCCAATAGTCGGCCCCAACCTTATCAGAATAATAATTTGGGGGAACGATCTTGCATCGAGAGAATAGTATGTATCTATAGATCGATTCTGGTATTTCCACATCTCGCCATGGGGCTTTGCGTTTTGTATAAAGCCGTGTGCCGGTCCTTGCCACCCACATTAGACCGACGTTGGCGGGCAGCTCATCAGGTTGTATCAGCCCGGTCGGGCATACAAAATAAAAGGCGTTGCAATAGTCCATATACGACTTCCACTTGTCATCGTTGACAAAATCACTACGAGATATTTTGATCTCATACCCGGTGACAAGAGGGTTGGCCCAAGACGGCTTTATCGCCCACGCGTCTAGCGATTGGTGGCCGCCCTGCCATGTTCCGCCGGTCTTGCATTCGGGGACAAAAACATCCTTCCCATGCTTTGACCTCAAGAGGCCCTTGATTGTTTTCGATGTGATTTTAATCCTACCACCCCCTCACGATGATCAGCACAGCCTCGACGAGCGCCGTGACGAGAAACGATTGAGCCAATGGCCTGCGCAGCCTGTCACGCTTTGAGAACACGACCATGCTGCTGAACAGCAAGAGCATCAGCGCGGCCAGGATGTAGATCAGTAGGTTCATAGTCTTATATCTCCAAAAAGTTAAGGTTTACGACACCTGCACGATCTTCCATTCGCTCAGCCTGTCGTACTTATCGCCACGCCAGCCGTCAAGCGGCTGCATCTCATAAATCCGTTTGCCCTGCTTTTTCATAAACTCTATCTCGCCGGCAACGCCCTTTGACGCAAGGTGTCCGGGTATGGTCAGTACAATCATAGCCTCGCACACTTCCATGAACGGCTCGTCGTATTTATACCATCCAGGCCAGTCCCACGGGATCACGCCGGTCAGGGCTATGGGATGCGAATGTGCGATCGGCGAGAATACGGGCAATCCCGCCACGGTCAGGGGCGCGGTGGCGTGACACGCAAGGTCGAATCGCCTGCATCTCACGCAGGGGTCTTTGTGCGAGTACGGGCTGGCCAGGTAGACGAGGCCGCCACATGTGTCACTTTTGATCTTGTCAATTTCTTTTTGAAAATTCATGTTTTAAACCATCCCCCTCACGCGAGGCTTACAAAGTTTTTTATTTTGTCACCCAACGGGTTCCGGGCAGTCAAAGACGCGTTTGACAAAAACCCACGTTCATGGTACGTATTAGACTGTATTAGCCCCCGGGACTGGACACTTAGTCTAATACTACCTATCTTACCTATCTTATTTATCATGCTTATCGTTCCCATCTTGTCTAGTAGCAATAGGCTACAAGTTCCGATTATTCTGATTATTTGTAATTAATGTATTATGATCGCGAAAAAGTCTAAAACATTCAACCCTTATCTGACAAGGGTTTATGACGGTGTATTAATGTATTAATGTATTAAAGGTTTTCAAGCCGTTTTTTTTTTCTCTTTCACTCGCCTCGCGTAAGGGGTTCGCTCTTTTCAATCTCGACCATATCGACCGAGCCCCGGCGGTAAGATCTGCTGATCGGTATGCCGTCGATCCGCTCGGTGATCTGCTTCTGTGTGAACCCTATCGTGCCAAGATATCCACACAGCTTGTAATTGTCGATCCCGCGGACGCCGCACATGGTCTGTAGGTATTTCACCATCTCCTGGGCCGACACGTAGAGCATGCCGTCCCGCACGAACGGGTCGCGCTTGTCGATGGCCTCGCGCCAGTTCTCATCGGTGTAAAACGTGCTGTCCTTGATATATCGCCTCAGCCAGTCGATCACCTGCTTGTCGCGATCGAGGTCTGGATTCTCCTCGACGTGGACGATCCGCATCAGGGCTTTGCACATTTTCGCCCACTTTGCGGGCTTGAACATCGGCATGATCACCCCCACAGCGTCCATAACAGCCTCTCTGAACGCTTTATTGCTCAGCACATTGGCCGAACATCCTATCAGAACCTCGCGGCCGCCCGGAAGCACGAGCGAGTATTCCGCCCGCCGGGGCTCGCGGCCCCGCTGGATGAATTGTGCGACCGAAAAACCGAACAGCTTGGAAACAACATCCACGAGCTGCTGCCTGTCGCTCTCGGCCATGGGCTGCGAGATAGGGGCTGCATCGTGCGTATTTGGGGGCGTATTAGACGCTGCGGGGATATTCGACTCTGTAGTGGGCTTTTTCTCCGAGGGCCTTACAGGCGATTCTAGGGGCTCTGGCGGCGATTTGCTCACAATGTCATCCAGAGTGTCGAAAGCGGCCATCTCATCGTACTGATTCGCCAGCGATTCGCGGGCTTTCCGTATGGTCCTGCGGTAATAGTCGAGCCTGAGTTTCAGGTCGTCCCCCCGCTTGCGCCTGCCGGCGATAAGCAGGTTTACAATCTCCTGATCCTCCCACTCGCAGGCGGCGGCAATGCTGGCCAGGCTCATGTCGTATTCAGACGGGCTGGCCATGGTCCTCTTTGCCGTCCATGTTTTGTCGAACTGGCGGTCATTTTCACGCAGAGCGTCCAGTTTTTCGATCGGCGGCTCGGCCTTGGCGCTCAGGGTTATCTTGCAATCCGACAGCGGGCCAGAGGGCGCCGCATGCCTGACAGGCGTTGGGAGGGGCGCAGACGCCGCCTCCTCGATCAGATCGCCTGAATGGTAGACTGGGCCGCCCTTGCGGTGGATAAGCACGTCAGCGGGATTCTCGCGGTCTTTGAAGTTCTTTGTCCCCGGCACCCTGAACACGCGGGCAAGGTCGCTGACCGCATCGAATTTCCAGCCGTGCTTTGCCGCCATGGCGTTTATGTACCTTACCCACACACGCTCGGCGTCGGCCGCCCGGGCCTGATCTTCGGGGCCCGAGAATATCCAGGGTTCTGAAAACTGCCAGTAGACCTGAAAGCCGTGTCCTGAGTGGACTATCATGGACGGCTCATATTGCAGCTCGTCCAGCAGGCCCAACGCCTCAGCCTCTGTCTTGGGCAGGTCTTGCTTTTTGTGGGCCTTTGGGTTGAGGACGTCGAGGTCGAACCAGAACGAAGTGATCGCAGATA